TTGTTGTTAGTAGTGTTAGTAACAGCCGAAATACGGAAAGTATTACCGGTTGCGGTATCAATTTTAAATACTTGGTATGCGCACAAGGCCGCTGTAGGAGCTAAAACAGATACAAACGTATCAGCATAGGTAACGTTATTAACGGTAGTAGTGGCAACCGGAATGATTGTCTGTAGCTCAGAAGTTGCAGAGTTACTTACAATCGGGTTAGTCGCAAACGTTGTAACCGAAGTGGTGTTGCCGGTAATAGACGGTGATGTTGGGTTGGTAGTCCAGTCAACCGTGAGAACTACAATAGATGTAGTCGCCGCACCGTTAGCAACAACCAAAGCAGTAGGGCTTACCGGATACACAAAACCGGGAGTAGTCGTAACAAGCGATGTACCTACGCTAAGCGGAGTAAGGTTAACACGCGGGCCCACACTAGCTGGCTTCGTAGCGGTGTTAATTGCGTGCGCATAAACCAAGTTGTTAGTCGCCGTAGCGTCTTTAGCTACAACCACATACCTATTCGTATCCAACTTTACGACAGATGCAAAGTCAGTGCTCGCCAACGTATCCGCAAGTGCGACACCCGATAGCGGTAGGTTTGCGGCGTTGTTTATAAAAAACGGGCGGAGGTCGGCACCAACAAGGCCCCAGCTACCTGCGGCAGTACTAATATCGTAAAGATACACAGTTACGTTAGTCGATGGGCCAACTGCGCCCAACAAACGCCCTGTGCTGTCATAGATACCAAACGGGTTACCACCATCGTTGTGGAATACAAACTTACCGTTAGACACAGTAAGCGTAGTTGCGTCCGGCAATCTAATGAAAGCAAACTCAGCAACCGTAGTGAACTCGATCAATCTTGCCGAAGCGTTGGTCAAAACGAGGCCAGTGTTAGGTAATGTTTGCCCCGCCAAACCGGTAGAGAGCGAAAAGTTAGTGTCTACGTAACCTTTGGTGGCGGCTTGAAGCGGCAGCGTTGGCGCACCGCCAAGCGTAACTGTACTATTAAAAGTAGCCGCACCATCAACGTTAAACGTGTCGTTAAAGTCTGCTGGGTTATTAACGACCAAATCTTCTACGGTAGTTACACCTGAAACACCGACATTGTTAGAAAAGTTAGTCGGCCCGGTAATCGTGCCGCCCGTAGTCGGATTAAACGGTGTAAACCCGAGGTTAGCTACAGCTGCGCCAGAAGCAAGCTTAGGGCCAGTGATCGAGCCATCCTGATAGTCCGCAGTGGAGAGCGGTACTGGGGTAGGTTCTTTTCCAATATAGTTTGCCATAGCTACACCTTAATTCAATTCAACGGTAGATACCAAAACATCAACCGCAGATGCGGCGGACGCTACAACTTGAATCACATCACCTGTTTCTAGCGCAATCTTCTGCGGGGCACCTACAACCAATGCCGCACTGCCAATCGGGACAGGGATGTCCTTACACAGATAAACAGTTGTTGCACCCGAAGTTAACGTAGCACTTGCAGTTATATTAGCCGCAGGTGAAACGACGTTTGCCAGCGACAGGCTGTATACCGAAGTCTGGTTAGAGCCGCCGGTAACAACAGTAGTGGCTACAGCACCAACGTTAGACGTAAGATAGTTTTTAAAAGTAGTTGGCATGATTTACCCCATAACGATTGCTATAGCTACTGATTCATTGTCCGTCTCGTAAGGCGGAACATTCGCAGCGTCTTTATATACCGAACGCTCCGCAGGGTACGTACAGAATACAACCTTGGTACCCGCCGAGAAATTTACTTTTGCTCCACCAGAAGAGCTGTCCAAAACCGTAGTTCTTAGCAGCAGCGTAGGAGTAGAGAGTGTAGCTACACCCACCTCCCATTGGTTGAGCGTAAGGTCAGAGTTATACGCGCAGTAGTAGGTTGTGTTTGACGTACCGATGCCAGTGTTAAAGGACTGATAGCCAGCCGAGGCACCATCTAGGGTAAAGTCAAACAGCCCCGAAGTGGAGCTAGTTTCCTGTACGCGGTCAGCAACGACGAGAGGCATTATGTGATCCTTATAAGTGCGGAGCTAGCAGTAGGCGCGGGGAAGATCACGTTCATGTCCCCAGCGATTGCCTGCTTATCGCCTCCGAAGTCAAAAATGCACACAGCCGGATTAGTCAACGGAGTGTTCGAATTGCTTTGCGCCGAAGGGGTCGTGTTGTAGATCATCGCCCCACGCGCAGTCACGGTCACGTTGGTAAAAATAAAATCCTGAAAGTCAATAAACGCCGTGGTGCCCGAAAGAAAAGTACCTAAGCTAGTAAGCGTCGCCCCACCAGCCGGATAATTAGGGCCTGACGATTCGCCTGAGGTAGTGTACGCGGTGGTAGTGGGGCCAATGTTCGCAGCCGAGGTGTACAACGCAAACTTGAACGTATCCCCGCCAGTAGCACGGAAGTCGTGCACACCGAGAAACAGCTCTTGCTTGAAACTATTAGCTACGCCCTGAGTGATCGCCATTTATATACTCCTGATAACGGAAGCCACCTCGTGGTGCCCCATTTCTTTCAGCTTGTTACTTACAGTAGTCCGGTCGCTCTGTACCGCAGCCGTAAGATAGAACTTAATCACGCTGTGGATATGATTACGAAAAGCGTGTGCCTGCGCTTTTAACTCAGGTGGGGCAGTGTCTGCCACCGAAATAATCTTCTCAACCGCAAACTCCGCTAGCTCTTCCGGATTAAACCCACGATAGTCCACCGTACGAACGATGGGTGAACCTAGTGCTACTTCGGAGTGTTGTCCTATCATTTAATCCTCAGTATCGCTGTGTTAGCCGCCACAACCGGAAACTGCACGGTAAATGTCGAGTTATTCGATGTTTTGTCCGCCCCAAAATCTAGTACAGCTACTGCCTTGTTGCCCTTACTGCTGTTGTATATCAAAGCACCACGAGCAGTAAAGCTCGATGCAGGCCATGATGTATTCGCAAATGACCAGTACGCCACCCCCGTTGTTGCATCCACGATAGGTGCCTGTGAAATGGTCAGCGTGTTGCCGCCCGGTGAATAGCCCGGCCCCACTACTTGATCCGCTGTTACATACACCGTAGTGTTTGCGTTCAGGTTAGCCAAACCGGTGTACAAAGCCAACTTAAATACATCAGGCGATGTGGGGCCGAAGTTGTGCACACCTTGCGCCAACTCCTGCTTGAAACTCGTACATGCTGTCTGCGAGATCGCCATGTAATTCCTTTATCGCACGGGTAGCCGAAGCTGCCCATCCCTGTATGCGTCCATACGCTGCTTGGCGTCGCCGAGGTTCTTTAGCAAATCCATGGCTGCGTTGTACCGCTCAAGGTAAAGCTTGACCAAATCGTCTTCACCTTTCATGAAGGTGATAGCTTCAACCAGCGCACCATTAAGCAGCGCAGAGTCGAACTCATTACCTAGCCACGTAGTACCCGCCGTAACAATAGACTCCGGGTAGTAGAAGTAATGTAGTTCTACCGTGTAGGTGTCGTCAGGAGTAGGGCCGATGATGAACGTATTCTGGTCAAAAAATGCGTAGTACAACGGTAGGCCTGTATCTGTAGGCTTCGGGTACGCTTCGCGGATGTAGTTCACATCCTTGTTAAGCATGTACTGATAGCCATCTACAGGATCAATTACAGCGAACGAAAAGACAGACAGGTAGTCCTGCGGAGCTGTGATGTAGCTGTTACCAATCGTGCAGTTACTTGTAGCATTTTTACGAAGCGCAGAAATCTGCACCGAGTTGTAAATCTTCTGCTCGGCCTGCTCCGTAAAAGTGGCTAACTGCGCATTAGTAAACGTGTTCTCGCAGTAGTCCTGAATTGTCTCTTTTAGTTCGGTGTAGTTCATTATTACCCCATCGGGCCACGAGCCATCGTGCCTTTAGTAGCCGCGCCGGTACCGCGAATCTTGATGCCCGAGGTTTTAGTCTCCGGATAGTTACCTTTGGTAACTACGCCAGCACCAATATTCATCTCGTTCATGTACTGAGCACCGGTCTTCTCCGGCACCTGTGGCTTTACTTTTTTACCGTCCATAGTATGTGGCTCCGCATAAACGGCGGCTTGGCCTATTTCTTTGCCACCCACCTTTTGTGAATATTTAGCCATTAGCGGCTCCGTGCGCCACCGCGCTGATTCATTGCACGAGCCATATTACGACCCATTCTCTTCATGGCTTCGCCGGTCACACCGCCTTTAGCCATCTTGTGCATCCGCTTTTCGTGAGCCTTAACTTCCGCCTTAGCCACTTTCTTCATGTTGTTCATATCTACTCCTACGAGGTTGTAACAGTTACGGTACCTACAAACACCGTGGGTATTAGTGCGTTAGGGGTAACCCCACCATCATCCCCCATCCCTACCGGTCGCCAGCCCCACTGTATGAGTCTGCTACCCTCGCTAGGTACACCATCTGAGTCAACGTCAATACTGGGTACCGAGGTCAACTGTAGCCCGGTGTAGCCCGCTTGGGTATAACTTTTATCCGGACGAGGGTTACGAACCGCTTGCGGGTCATCCACCGGATACATACCTAACTGCAACTGCGGCTGGTCTGGTTCCCAGCATTCCGGGCACACCAGAATGTTAACGTTCTTGGTCTTAATAACCAAGCTGCGTAGCTTTGTTAACTTAAACCGAAACCCGCAGCGGTCACACTCCGAGATCGCATTTTTACCGGAGGAGTACCTGTTACCCATGTTTAGACAAACTGCTGGCGCGGTACAAACCGATCAGCAGCCTTTTCTCTATCTTCGCCTGCCGCCAAGTCCCATGCCTCATCGTACTGGGCTTTTAACAAAGTAATACGATCTAAGGACACGTTCGGCAGCTTCATGCCCAGCATGTACGCCAGCCCCGCCACCAAGCAGTTTTGGAAGCGGAACGGAATACCCGGGACGTTTACGCCGTTACCGGCGTCGTATATACGCTTAAGTCTCCAGTAGTAGAACACGTAGTACGGGTTACCCTGCGGGCCCTGATCCGGCGCAGGCCACACGTTGATCTGTGGAAAGTCAGGAGTTGCGCCCGGCAAGTTAGTGGTCTGCCCTGACTGCCGGTTAATCCATACCTGAATCGGTCGGCCTTGTGTCAGCTTGTTAGGGATAGTTGCGTAGGTGGAGACGCTAATTCGGGTGATGGTCAGATCAGTCTGATTAGCCACCTGTCCGGAATTAGTGCGAATAACATGCTCCAGTAAATCCACGGTATCAATAGGTAGATCATAGGCCACCTGTCCTTGCACTAGGTTGATAGACCCCTGCTCGATAGTCCACAGGTTGATGCCTCGGTTTGCCCACTCCGTAATAAGGAGGTTCAGGCTGCGTCGGGCAGTCCGGAAGTCATAACCCGAACGAAGCTCGTGCCCGCACCGCTCGAACGCCTCTTCGATGATGTCGTTCAGCGTCGGGTTAAAGTCTGTCGTTGAGGTTGTAACCGCCATTATCTAAACCCCGCTGTTTTCTTTGCTATGCGTTTTGGTTGCGCGACGAACTGCTTGCCACTCTTCTTCCCTGCCCGCTTTGCCTTCGTAGTGGCGGCATACTCGGCTGGGCTTAGGGCCTTGATCGCCTTTTCCGGGAGATACCTCTCTCCGGTTTTCGACGAAGGTTTTCCGCTCTTGGTTCGCCATTTTTGGTCACCCCAATTTTTAAGCGACTGTTGCGGAGCTTTCATATCAGTCCCTGTACCCGCCACCAGCGGCTTTGTACTTCTTAGCAACCAACTGTGCCTTACGGGCTGACCACTGGCCTGCACCGGTGCCGTGGGTTGCTGCGGCTTTAACCTGACTTACGATCCGCTTGCGCAGCTCAGGTTTGGTGTAGTTACCGGCAGCATTGACCTTGCCGCCTTCAGCGTACTGCGTGAAGTCGGTGTCATCCCGACGGGCTTTCTTCTTCCCGCCGGGCATCTTGGAAGGGTTAATACAACCCATGCCGCGTGAGGCTCGCATGTTAGCAAGCGCCGCCGTACTTCATACCTTTAGCACCAGCCATCTTCACCATTGTGCCCTTGGTCTTGCCTTTAACAGCAACACCGTCACGGCTAGGGGCAGCAGTCTTAACTTTGCCCATTCCGGTTGCGCCGCCAGCAGCCATCTTCTTAGCCGGAGCTTTTTTCTTCATCATTGCCATCATGCCGGGATTCATCTTCGCCTTCATACCACCTCCTGATTTAGTTACACCGCCTTTTGCCATCTTGGTGACACCACCTTTTCTCATCGGTGCTGCCTGACTACCTGCACCTGCACCTGCTTTTTGCGCCTGCATATCGGCAAGTGCTTTCGCTGCACCAGCATCCGGTGTGGATGCAGCGCCTTGCTGCGCTTTCTGCATAGCAGCGAGCTGTGTTTGATTGAGTGAGGCTAGGGGGGAGCTTGAAACTTTCCCTGCTCCTTGTGGCGCTTGTGCTGCCCTTGCCTGCATAGCTCGTTGGCTCATACCACCCATACGAGCGCCCATAGGGCCACCCATAGGCGCACGAGGTGCTGCCATACGTGAACTCATACCACCACCAAACATCTTCTTTGTCTTAGCCATAATTAAGCCCTCGTCTTTCCACGAATAGCGCAACCATCTGCGCGTTTAGAGGCGGACGAAACCTTGCCCCCTTTTTTAAACCCCAGCCGGGGGAACTGATTACCCAACGCATCACCGCCGCCTACATTGATCGTAGAGGAGTCCGGTGGGGGCATAGTGTTGGTCTGCGCAACAGTGGGCGTAGGAGACATCTGATAAGCACCTACATTAGGGGTGTAGTCACCCCCGTTTGCAACGCCGCCCATAGCAAACTTCTTCGTGCGCTTATCCGCAGCCGAAAAGTCTTTGCCCACCTTTTGTGGCACACCGACCTTCTTCGCAAACTTAGGGTTGTTCGCAATAGCTTTCATAAAGTCTGCCTGTTTTTTAGTCGAGCTTGGCATCAGCACACCTTTCCACGAGTTTTGCCCCGTTGCGCGATACCGTCTGCACGTCTAGATGCAGAAACTTTACCGCCGGAAGCGTAGGCCTTGATAGCGCCGCCTTTTTTAATGCCGTAGCCTTGCTTTGCAGCTTTAGCTTCCTGCTCGTCTTTTTCTTTCTTAATCCGTGCTTCGGCTTGTTCTTTTGGTGTTGGCCCTCTTTTACCAAGCCCTAAATCACCTCGCTCGAACAAACCTTTATTCCAGCCACCCTTCATAGACTTTTGGGCTGTATCGAGGTTAGATTTTGTAAGGAACGTATTTTTAGGCCCAAACCCGCTGGTCGAAATGTCCGGGTCTTTTGGCTTAGCATCCTTAGGGTAGGGTTTAGAAGGGCGCTGATCGTTAGGCTTGCTAGTAATCGGAGCCTTTCTGCTAGTGCCCGCAGCATCGGGTGATTGCCCGTAAGCTGGTGTCCGGCTAGACGATGGGTATTTTGCCGTTGCAAGTGACGAATTAGATGACGAGTCTGCGGGTTTTGAAGTAACGTCAGCTCTCGGACGTGCCTTTGCAGGCTTAGCTTTAGCCTTGGACGAATCTTTTTTATCCGAATCAGCCTTGTCACCAAACTTATAGTTGGGGTCACCGCCAACCATGTAATCTTCGGCTCGCGCACGTTCGGCGTCAGTGTAGTCTTTCTTAACCTCTTCCTTAGGCTTAAGATTTTCAATTACTGCGTCCTTAGCAGCAGTCTTGTCCTTAGCGTCCTTATTTTTAGACCCACGACCCCACATATAACCAAGCCCGCCAACTAAGGCCAAGCTAGCTAGGTCAGAAGATATACCTCCGCCACGGAATCGTTTAGTCTTTTGCTTCATGATTACTACCCTCTTTGCGCAATGAGCTGGTCAATTTTTGCTTCCAGCTTGTTAAAGCGTTGGTCAATGTGCGTAGTAATTCGGTCAACTTCTGCATTAGTGACGTTGTCACGGGCCACCTCCACACGTGTGTCGTTAATTAGCTTTTCAACAGAATCAAGCTTCCTAATCTTTTCAACTGCAACGAAACCCACAACAGCAATCAGCACTGTTAGTAGCAGGTTCCACAACGTCATCACTTCACCGGTCAACATTTCCAAGCCCTCAATGATTTATTGATTCTGCTGTTCGGGTCGTTCGCGGTCTTAGACGAAGTCAGCTTCTTTTTCATGCCAGACATACGGGCACAAAATGACTTCTTCCTAGCCCCGCCTTCCGGCTGGGGAGCTTTCAGACCGGGCTTCCCCGGATTAGCTGCGTTGTACGAAGCCCGACCTTTGGCGTTCAAGCCGCCCTTCTCAGACTTACCTTCCTTACGCTGCCATGCCGGGGACTTAGCCATAGAACACCGTTGTGTGGAAGTTGGCGGGTAAGAACACACGTATACCGGTCTCAGCCAAAATACCTTCGCCGGGGACAGTGACGTTGTACGCTACAGGATCAGAAGCATCTGCCTGAAGTAGTACATCGTTCCAAACAGTTACGTTTCCGCTAGTGGCCCCGCTGTTGGCAACCGTGACGGTAAATGTGTTTGCGTCCGCCACTGTTTGCACTTGATAGGGGTTATCCGTCAAATCCCAGTCAAGATACGCCCAGTCACCTACAGCAAGACCGTGGTTTACCGCAGTTATGGTTGCGGTGGTTGTAGCACGTGCGTACGTACCAGTAATGCTTACATTGTCTACAAAGGTTGCATATCCAGTAGTCGATGAAAGCGGGAACATAACCGCGCCTTTAATACGCGTGCGTGCATCAACCACCAACCCGCTTACAGAAGCGTGTTTTGATCTAACGTCGTATTGCATAGCCATAACGGCCTCCTCAATTAGACGTTCTGCTGACCAATCAGCGGATCGGTAACGTAGTACAGGATTGTGCCGGTGATTGCACCGCCGGTTGGGCCATCGCCGGTAGTCGCGCCACCTGTAAGCGTAACCATCTGGGTCAGGGACATAGCGACACCAAGATCGTCACCAGCTGTAGCGGAAGCAAAGTTAAATACTTGCTTACCTGCGTCAGCGTCAGCGGCGCTCAACAGGCCGTTGGGGTCGGAAACTGCGGTGTCGGTGTAGCCGATCCAGCCCATGTCAAATGTAGGGGTAGTACCGCCGGTACCAGCAGCATTAGCTTGGATTTCGACGATAACTGCACCGGCAGGAAGGACTACAGCTGGAGCACCAGCAGCAGAAGAAATTTTAGCGGTAGTGGTGTCAACGGCGGAAGGGTCGATGTAGAACTGAGCAGCCATCAGGCCAGTGCCACAATATGCGGTGCGAGTGTTGTCGCCGCCGCCCGAACGCCAAATACTTTGGGTGGTAGAGAGAGCCATGTTTTTCCTCATGCGGTTAGGCACGTCAATCTGCATGAAGTCAGGCCGGGAGCCTGTTTGACGTACCGGATAAAACCCGGATAACTACTTTATATACTACAAGAAAGGGGGCGTAAAGCCCCCCTCCCTTACGCTCCTTGCGAGCCGTACATGCCCAGCGGATCAGACCAGCCGAACGAGTAACGCTCACGAGCCTTGTAACGCACGTTGCCAGTATCGAAGTCACCATCCATGCCGGTAGACATCGGGGTACGAACAAAGTGCTTCATGCCGTTAGGAACATCAGTGGTCAGGAACCATGCGTTCGGATCGGTCAGGAAGTGGTTGATCGTATAGCCCTCTGGAATCGAACCGTTGCTCTTCAGAGCGTTGATATCGTTGTCGTTGGTACCGACACGGAGTTCGGTTTCGAGCAGACGAGTAGCAACGAACTGGAGCTGCGGAGGCACGACCAGCTTACGTGGCTTAGCAGCGATCAGCAGGCCACGTTCGTCAGTCCACGCAGCGATCTGAATCACAGCGTTTTCCAGCGAAGTTTCGTTCAGGTCAGCAGCTACTGTTGGGATGTTGGAGTTAGTGCCGCCACCAACCAGTGGATGCGAAGCTGAGAACAGAGGCACATTATCGCCGCCGTAGTACTGAGCGGAGTTAGTGAAGCCGTTGTTCAGGACGTTAGCCGCCTTAACTTGCTTGGTATACGACATAGCACGAGCCAGCGCCTTGGTATAACGAGCCGACAGGCTGTCATACAGGTTATCTTCGATGGCCTCTTCGGTCAGCGAGAAACCCAGAGCAATGGTTTCGTGGTTGTATCGAGCAGTCCATGCTTCCTGTGCGTTGTCGTACGCGATTGCAGAACCTTCGTTCTTCACCGGTGCGGCACTGAAGCCAGACAGCTTGGTTTCTTCTTCGAACGAACGCTCGGAAGTCTCGGTTTCGTAGATTTCCTTGTGTTCTTCGCCATAACGAGCGTACTCCAGACCGAACAATGCGTTCAGGCCGGGGAGCAGCTCTTTCAGTAGTTGTGCGCGTGAAATAGCCATGATTTAAGCTCCCATTAAACGTTAGAAGGTGCACTCGGATTGAGGTACGAGTGACCGCCGTTATAAGCAACGACGTTCGGAGTGCCTTCAGTCAAAGTGATGTACGGCATGTTCCACTTTACGATCACTTCGCTGTAGTTACCGCTAGAGTTGGTGGTCTCTTCAACCAAGCCAACAACACGGAACGGCAGAGTGAAAGCAGTGTTCGCGCCAGAGTCATACGCACCAATATTCGAGTTACCCGAAATAGTGCTGTTAGACGAAGGCTGCGAAATTGCCAAGTTATTACCCAAAATCGTGCCCGAAATCGGAGTGATAGTGGTGGAAGTAGCGCCACCGGTCACTGCAACTTTGAACAACGCATCAGGATCGTCAACGACGTAAGCCATGATGTCAGAAGCAACAACGCTACCCGGATACGAGTTAGCGAACAGTTTCTGGCCTGTGGACGGGTTTGTGTAAGTTACGCCGACAAACACGCCAACAACGCCCGTTGCCGAGACAGTGGTGGTGCCGGTTTCTTTTACGATAAAGCCACCAGACAAACGAACGATATCGCCGTTGTTGATAGCGCCCGCAGTATTGCTTGCAATCGGGAGTTCACGAGTCTGACCCGCGAACACCTGACCGCCGATCAAATTGATCGGTTTTAGCCCGTAAGGGGCCTCTACAGTCGGATAGGACATGTTGGACTCCAAAAATTAAAATTAACGACCTTTGCCAAACGTCGTAGAAGACTTACGCTCCTGAAACAGGGGCATCTTCGGATCGCTTTGGCGCATAAAGTTATTGTCTACTGCCTCCATCTGGCTGTTTGCCTGATTGTTGTAATAAGCATTACGATCATCGACAAACTCCTCAGGAGTTTTGCACAGCATCAAGCCGCCGATGACAACAGTATCTTTACTGGTGTCAGTTTCTAACAAATGGGCATGAAGCTCAGGATGCTCAGAAGCCTTAACAGGCTCCCACCCTTCGCGCCGCTTTTGAGAGTAATTGATGGGGTCAGCGTTGTTCAGCGTGGACACACGCACCCATCGAAATCTGAAACCCGGCTCAGGATCAGGCGTAGGAAGAAGTTCAGGCGGTGCCCACTTCGGCTTACGCTCGGTTTTTTTACGTGTTTCGAGTTCACGGCTCAGACGAGTTTCCATTACGATCTCTCCATTTGTTCTGCAACCTTCTTGGCGTAAAGTTCAATTGGTACACCTAAGCGCTTAGCAATATTTACTTGTGAAGCACTTAGCTTTACCTGCTTTTTGGATGCCGTGCTACGAGAGGCTGAAGCCACTACGGTAGACGGTTTATTGGCACGGGCAGGAGCTTTCGCATCCTCTTCCGGTTCGTTGTCTTGCGTATCGCTCCCGAAATACTCGGGGAAGATAGTGCGCATACGAGAATTGATTTTCTCGTAGTAATCTTCTGTGCCTACATACTTCTCACCGTACTGCTCAGCTAGGGATGCGTGCACGCCAAAGGCGGTTGCTGTCATTACAGTGTGTTCAGGCTTTTCCTTGCTGCCGTACCATGGATTGTTCTCGTGCCACTTAGAGGCCAGAGGATCGAGGGCCGGTCGTTTTGGCGGACTATACTCCGGTTTTTCCTGTACTTCAATAGGTCTAAGGTTCTCAGCTTTGTCAAGCCGGAGCGTAGCCGCTACGATCTTAGCCTGTGCTTCGGTAACAGCATCCACATCCCCGGCTTCATATGCTTCCTTATATGATTTCCGGGCCTGCTCAAGCTCCATTTGGGCAGTAGATTTACCCTGCTCGATGAAGATTTTCGACCCTTCGGACAACTGACGCTGGAGCGCCATGTTCTCCTCGTACATCTGACGGGCGAATTCTTCAGCCGCCTGACGCTCACGGAGGGCCTCTTCCTTGGCTCTACGCTCGTCATGATAGCCTTTTGTAAACTTTTTCAGGCGTTTCTGCACCTTCTCGTCGTACTGAGAAAGCTCATCATCCGTCACCTCTTCAGGAGGTTCAGTCATGGGCTTACGACCACGATCCTGTGGGGGCGTGTCGTCTACGATCTGAAGCTCGATATCTAACGTATCGTCTTCATTAGAGTCAGACTTAGCTAGGTTTTGGGCGACTTTCGCCTTACTGTCCTTCTCGTCCGGAAACTCGAACTCTACTTTGTCCATGTCTTACTCCTTAAGCACGTGAAATACCACGGGGGTCTTGTACAACCGCCTCAACCGAGTCATCGTTGATGATCCGGAACTCTCTGTTATGAATCTTCAGCCGGGTACCCGTGTTAGGACGCACGATCACGAAATCCCCTGCTTTACACCACGGCCCGTTAGGAAACCGCTTTTCATCTTTGTAACAATCCGGGCCAAGGCTTACAACGAAATACACTGTAGCCAAAGCCTCCTCAAACCGTCTAGTTTGGTCAGCCTTAATGAGCCCGTTGTCGTACGCTTCTTCGGCTTCGGGCATGGTGCACAAGATGTGATACCCCTGAGGGGTAGGCAACTGGGTCGCTTTCTCCTCGGAAGTTCTCTCCATTAGGGCTGACAAATCTACTGCCTGTGACAGGTCTACGGCGCTATTCATCGGACATCTCCATTCTCCGCACAAGGTCGTTAACAGTATCGATTGCTAGTGCCAGACCTCGGATGACACCAGCCACGTGTTTGTACTCGTCGTAGGTCATTGCATTGCCAGCGGCAAGGAACCCCGTACGTAGGTCAATCTCTTTCTGAAACTCCTTCTTCAGGTACTCTGCTATCGAAGAGTCCATCACTTAGGCTTTCCTTTCTTAGGTGGAGTGGGTTGGTTTGCCTTACTTGACTGTGTTGCCTGTTGAAGCAGACTCATAGCCAGCTGCGCTTTATCCTTCGCGTTCTGTGAGCCGATCTTCAGGCCTTCGACAGCCATCTTGCCTTGCAACTCTTCACGATCCTTAGCCATCTTAGAACCCGCCTGTAGGCCAGCAATCTGCAACTGAGCCTGAATGCGAGCCTGCTCGATCTTCATCTGGTCAGACTTAGCGATAGCGTCGGTCAAGTCCTTACGTGCCTTACGCTCCAGCTCCTGCTGCTTGATCTGCAACTCTTGCTGCTGCATCTGGACAACTGGGTCTTGTGCCAACTGCTGTGCCTGTTCTTGTGCAGCCTGCTGTTGGTTCTGAGCGAGCAACTGTTGTGACGCACGAGCGCACAGGGCAGCGACCTCGGAAGCGATCTCCGGAGGCATGTTTTTGTTCTCTTCTTCGGATGGGAGTTGTACGCCCAGCGTTTCCTCGATCCGACGACGGTACTCGAAGGCAAGGTGCTCGTTGATATGCGCCATAGCCGCAGCTTGTTTTGCCGGAGCCGTAGGGTCGTTCTCCATTAGTTTCATCAGCTGTGGGTCTTGCATAGCAGCCGTGTGAATCTGAATGTGCGCCTCGTGGTTCTGCTCCATGAACGCCTTCACCGGTTTGCCGGTCAGGATGTTCTGGTTCTCCGTGATTGGGTCGGTCGGAGTCAGGTCATCCTCGCTCGGTACAAGCTTGCTTGCGTTCTTAACACCCAGCACCTCGATCATCTGACGGTGCAAAAGCGGGAGGTCGTACAACTGCGGAGCCTGCTGAGCCAACTGCATCACAGCCTGATACTGCACAATCTTCTGCGCCATCGTGGAGGCGTTTGGATCACTGACCGGGATAACCTCGACCATGTCGTAGTCAGCTTGCTTGACCTGACGATCACCATCCTCCGGCTCGTACTCGTACTCCTCGGGGGTGTAGTCACGAATGATTGTCTTAAGCAGCTTGAACTCTTGCCGCATCGCGTAGTGCAGGCGACCCTGCACAGCGGTGTTGACCTTCAGCGTGCGCTCCAGAATAGCCAGTGTGGTACCGACCGGAGCTTCGTTCGACATGTCACTGACGTTGATGTCGCCCGCGCTTGCGAACGCCCGGCCTTCGTCAATGATGTTACCGAGCAACTGATACAGCGTCTGGCTTGGCTCTTTGTATGGCAGCGGGAGGATGTTGTCGCGGATCGAGCCACTCGGCACGTCCACATCCCTAAACTCACCCGGATTGATAGGAGTATCGTCACCCTTGATCCGCAGACCTTTGGTTTTGAGACCGCCGGGCAGGTTGGACAGGGTGCCTGCGTCTACCA